CAAAATCAAAGTATGTGTTGAGATCACCGATCTTCTTACCCACGAAGCTTGCGCTGTCGGGGTCGAGATCACAACCCGTGTACTGCTCAATAGGGGTCATCGAATCTTCGGAGTCAGACCAGCTGTAGAGAGCAACTGTGAACGTCGCGTAACCGTCAGCGACCTCTGATGCTTTGATGTCCTTGATCACGACCTTGTAGGCTGTGTTAGAGACCTCACCGTCACCACGAGCGTGAATCTTGAAGAGATCGTAGCGAGTGCCTCCGAAATCCTGTGATGCGATGAATGGAGTCATCGGGTGCTGGTAACGATCCTCAAAGCTTTCGTAATTCGGAACTGTTGCTGAGCCTCCATTACGAGATAGCGATCCAGTAAAGCAGAACGCGATCTCCTCAAGGGCTTCGCTTACAGCGAGTCTACGGATCGCAGACTGATCAGCAACTCCCGATCCTGTCGGAACTGCAAAAGCTGGAAGAATATCATAGTGATTGTAGAGAACATACCCGTGCTCCTGCATCAGGAGGGGGTTTGTGTTGAATTTCTTCGCGAAATATGCATCAGAGCTGACATCGAACGACGCGGTCAGCACGCTCGGGTAGGCCGCTGAATCTGTATGACCGTTTAAGAAAACGACAAATTCCTGCTTTCCACCTCTCAGGTCAAGAGAACCAGTGAACCAGCCTGCGGAGCATGAGACGGTCGTCGCCGTAGAGGAGTACGTGGTTGATGTGATATTAGGTGCGGAGCTCGAAAGAGCGATCTGCACACCCGACGCTGCGAAAAGAACGCCTCGAAGGATCGGCTGCGCAGCAGCCGATGACTGCAGCCCTGCATCTGAGAATGCCCAAGACCCTGCTGACTCGGACATGTAGCAACCAAGGAAATAGGTGCGTCCCTCGATTCCACCTACGGTCGCGTGTGGGTTGTTAGCGAGCTGGCCTGAGTTCGTAGACACTTTCTGACCACCAACGACGAAACCAGCGTTGGTTACCTTACCTGCGTTTGCTCCGCTTGTGCTGCGTTTCTTGCCGTCACCAGCTCCTAGAACCCTGATGTAAGTTCCCGCCTGGGCCTTCTCGAGCCACACGGAGAGCGCGACCGTCGAGGTGTAGTAAACGTTCGCGCTTCCGAACTCTGTCCTGAACTGCGAATCATTCGCGAACGTGATCGGCACGAATGCTGTGCCTTGCAAGGCGGTGCCGATGACACCCGCGGACCTCCCGGTCGGCTGGGCCTCTAATGTGCCGCCAGTGCTGTCAATCTCAGTCGTTGTAATTCCAGGCGTGGTTGCCATTCGTGAACTCCTTAATCTCTCACTTAACTATTGTCGATCAGACGAACTCGACGCCCGCGGGGGTAATGATAAAGTCGACGGCGATGAACTCTATCGCGCGGGTCGGAACGACCACAATTCGACCGTTGAGCCTGCTCGCCTCAACATCGGCCTGTGTATTGTTCGTCTCATCGCAGATAATCCTGAACTGCTCCACGCCAGCCTGTGCCTTGATCAGGCTGAGCAGCGGCGTGGCGCGGTCGACGAACGCCTTTCTTGTGGTAGCATCGTTGGGCTCGAAAATTAGGCCACGTGCCACGCCGATGATGACTCGCTTGAGCTCGAGGAAAAGGCGACGAACGTTAACACGATCGAACGCTGACTTCGCGGTCTGCAGGGTGCGCTGCCCGAAAATAACGAATCCGTTACCCGGGAAGGTCGCGATCGGATTGATCAGATTCTCATACAGGTAGTCACGATCCGAGGTGCTGAGTCGAACATCAACGTTACCGATGAAATCAAGGGCTGCGCGGTTGAAGCCGGCTGGTGCGTACCAGGGGTACGACACCTTATCGCCGTAAGCCAGGGCACCTAAAGCTGCGATCGACGCGGGCACCTTAACGCGGCGCCCGAATGTGGTGTCGTTGACGAAAACGTCCGGGAAGTACGCTGCGATGTAGTTGTTATTCAGGTTTCTCGAGAACAAGCTGTTCGCAGTCTTCGTGACGTTCGGCTTGAGACTGGTTGAATCTTCGAAGATTCTGACGTCCGAGTCCGTGTATCCCGGTGTGTCGATCACGTACATTCCAAGAGCGTACGTCGGAAGACGACGCGCGATGTAGTCGGTGATTAGCGGCTCACGAACGCCCGGTGCGGCGATCACGTTGACGTTGACCGTGAGCTTCTCGGTCATCATCCTCGCTGCAGCGCGGTACGAATTAACTGCATTGTTGCTCAGCTTTTCACCGTTCGGATCGTATCCGAGGCCTGACCTTGCAAGCCCTGCTGCGGTGCTCTGCGCGAGTCCACCGACCTCGGTGGAGGTCGCACGATCGCCCAGGCGTGAGGCAGCGCCGTCGAGTATGTTCACGCCGTCAAAACCACCGTAGAAGATGGTCGAGAATTTGGCGTAATCGGAGAACTTGTTAAACGTTGACGCCGACCCGGAAAGCAGGGACGCGAACGTCAGGCGGTTCAAGGTAGCGTCCGCGATCCTGTAATCCTGGGTGTTCGGCACTCCGTTTCTGATGTAGGCGGTCTCCTTCATGTGCACGTCGGAGGTTCCAGTTACATCGCTGAGTGTCTCGTTCGATAGGGCAACACGAGCGAGCGTGAACTTGTTCGCGTTGAACACGTCAGCGTCGGCTCCTGTCACGAGGGTGTCAAGCTTCTGTATTCCCTGGAACCTGGAGTAGGAGAGGATCAGTGGGTTGAACTCGGTTCCATCGTTCGAGTTCATGATTGAATTATTACCCGAGGTTGTACCGGATGGGACCAGCTTCTCGAACTTCACGCCCCAGTAGTACCTTGAGTCTGGAATCTCAAGGATTCCTGGAGCTCCAACGTATGATGAACCGTCGACCTCACCCTTGGTGATCTTGAAACGGTAAGGTAGTGGGGGAACGATCGCACCCGTGATCTGCGTTGCGACTGGGCTAATGCATGTCAGCCTTGGTAGAACGTCCGCTCCGGCACCGAATGTGCGGCCACCCTCGGTCAGCGCGGCGTTCGTGTCAGTCAGCGTCTGGGTCGTGCGGATGACCGGAACACCCCTGAATCCGAATGGAAGCGCAGTCTTCGGAACGACTCCGGAATCGAGAACGGGGGAGATAATCGCCCTGACCCTGCGGCTCACGTTCGGGAAACGACCACTGATCACGAGCCGCTGCTCGGCCTCGTCCGTAGCGTCAAAGTTGAAAGTTACCTTACGATCTCCGATTTTCTTCGCGACGTAATTTGGGCTGTTCGGATTGAGATCACAGCCGGGATACGTCTCGAGGACGCTCGGTGAAATATCATTGTCGTACAGGTCACGCACCAAGACATCGAACGTACCGTATGGGTTCTTCGAATCAGTGGACGCTTTCACGTTGGCGATCGAGATCTTGAAAAGACTATTACCGCTGGCACCGTCAGTGATCGTCTCGAAGTGGAAAAGATCATGCTCCAAGTTGCCGAACGGTTGGGATATGAAAGCTGGGGTGCGAGCAGTCGTATAACGTGTGTCGAAACGGCCGAAGTTCCCCAGGTATGTGGAATTGGAACCTGACGCGATCGCGATGCAGCTGTCACCCGTCGTATCGAGAGGGGCGATCTCGTCCTCGACCGGAAGGTCAAGGTAAAGAAGGTGCTGTTCATCGTTGAACTTCTTGGGGTCGGTGTTGAGAACCTTTCCGAGATAGTCGGTTGAGCTGGGATCGAGGGAGGCCGTGAGGATCCGGAGACCAGCGTAACCGTCCGTCACCCCGAAGGAAGAACCGATGGATGAGGAGATAGCAAGCTTGAACTTTTTGTAAGTCGACGAGGTCGAGGTGAGATCCGTCGATGCCACATCATCGATGAATGCGCCAGTGCCCGACCACTGCGAGCTTGAGCCCGTCATGTCCAGCACCATTCCGCGAGCGCCCGTGGGGAACATGAGAACACCGCGGACGATGTTTACCGTGTCGCCGGAGGTGCTCGGATTGAAGCTCGGGTTATCGCTGAACAGCGGGAACCCACGCCACTCGGAAGGAGTGACCGTGTCTGCCGGCAATTTATGACGTGCGACGAGGAACTGCATGGTGTTGGTCTTGCGACCGTCGAACCCGGCTTCATCGCCACCAGTGAAAGCAGCAGGAACTGTTGCACCGGCCGTCACGGTTGTCGTAATTGTCGTGTTTCCGACCGTGCCAGGAACTCCCTGGGTCAGGGTTACGGCGGCGGCTCCACCTGCTGCTGCGGTGATCGATGGATTCGGGACGTAGATCGCGCTGTTGATTGCGGCGATGAGATCATCGCGAACCGTGGTCGTGGTCGCGCCGCCGCCGGTGTCTATGGAAACAGAGGCGAGATGCGGTGAAGCGACAGTACCAGCTGCATCGGTGATTGTCGGAGATCCTGGCGTCGCAGAGCTAGAGAACGTTACCTTAAGAACTGTTCCGCTACCATCGACGATTATGAAGTATTCACCGTTCACAAGCGTCGCGACGTCAAGTCCCGTGATGGACGCGGTTGCGAAATCTGACGTCGAATCGTCCGGAAGGCTCACAGCCTGTCCAGAGAGCTTGAATCCCGCGTTCCTCACCGCACCCGTCGAGACGGTCGCTGCGACATCACCCGAGGTTGCATTCGCACCTGCGCCGAGGACACGGATAAATGTGAGGGCTCCCTTGTGCTTCAGCCACTCGTTTGCAGCGTAAGTCGCGGGCCGATCAGGGTCGAGACCACCAAACCGGGCCTCGAAATCCGAGAAAGATGCCACGGTCGTCGGCACGAACGCCGGACCCGAGGCAGCGGCACCGATTATGCCGCCTGGCACCCCTGTGGGTGCCGCGCCTGGCGCTGTAAGCTCAATCTCCTGCTCGAAAAATCCAGGAGAGCGAAAGGTCTGTTCCGACATCAGTTGCTCCTAATCTAATGGGATAATCAGATGTAAGTATCACGCAGCGAGCAAAACGTCGCGGTCATTTTAGATCCTTGTCGGTCTTGGCCGTTTTCACGACCGTCGTGAACACTTCCTCTCCGTGAGCGCTGGAGACACGACGTGCTCTCACAGTTACGTCCATTGATTTACCCGTTATCGGATCTTCCGTGAGGTTTCTGGTGGTGCTACGTGTCACGAGTGAGGTTGATTCGGTGCCCCCCACGGCTGTCGTGAGCGGTTGGCGTGTTGAGGTGTTACGACGTTGAACCCGCCCGGCCGCTCTTTCAGCCTGAGCAGCGGGGGACGTTCCAATCGCGCCCAACAGCTCGTTGTCATCGACTGTCGTGACAGAGTCGAGAACGCGAGAGTCGATCCGCATATCGGTGACGTTACCAGCTGCCTCAAACTCTGGAACTCCATCGACGATACCAAACGAGAATTGCGTCGCTGACAAAGTACGACGTAGCCCGTTTGGAATTCCGGGGGATTTTGGAAGCACGATGAAAGCTGGCACGGTGATTGTCATCGAGTGTTTGATTGCTCTCTCATCGTCCGTCATATTATCAAACGTTGTCTCTGAAGAAACATCAGCTTCGAACGTAGCGTTGAACCAGTACCCGCTGGGGGTCTCGATCCTGTATGATCTTGCTCGAACGTTGTGGTAACCGCTCATGATCGTCGTCAGCAAATTGTTGCTGTGCTGCATGAACTGAGTCCATATAGTGATCTCGTATTTTGCGGTGAAAAATTTCGGAACCGGAATCGAGATCGTCTCGTAGAGTCCCACTCCTAAGTTCGGCTCAAGGTCACGTCCGCCCGTTCGACGGCCTGCTCGAGTTTGTGGATCACGACGCGTGCCATCATACGGTGCACCGACATTCTCAAAACCAGGTGAATTGATGAGACGTTGATAGACCGCGTCGTCCTTCGAGATTCTCCTAGTGATATCGATCGTACCGATGTCTCCCATCTCGATTGACTTCTGGGCCTGCTGCTCGATTCCCGATCTCACGATCGTAATCAGCGGAAGGATTAGAGCTCCGTTTTTGTCCCGGAGTGGCTCCTTTCGTCTGGTGATCGCGAATCTCTCACCTGTCGCAAAAACGACAGGGACCCGTTTAGTGCTTCCATCCTTTGTTTCATAAATGAGCGGAAGATCCCGGTTGAAAAGGTCAAAGATAGCACGATCAACGTCCTCAAGACCGCAGCCAGGAATCTCGTAATTTTCAGGAACATTGCTACCCTCATACCCTAACTGTATCGCATCACGACCGTATCGTTTGCCGATGGCGTATCTAGTGCTCATTTATCACCATAAAATGATGAATTAATACCGTCGGGAGCGATCTTGTTGGGTCCAGTGAGGGGAGCATCGAGCTTTCCGTCTACCTGCAGCTCACGGCGGTCCGCAGTCTCACCCAGCTCATTAGTAGAAGAACCACGTTGTTGGACGAAGGTGTCCTGTGTGACCTTCTCGGTTTCAAGTGTTTGAGCGGTCGGGCCCTGGGCCACCCGATCAATGAGTCCCTGGCGAGCCTGCTTACCAACTAGCTTGTACCCCGTCACATGTTCGACCTGTCCGAAGATTTTGCTGATGGTCAGCACCTGCGTGATTTCGAAAAAAACGGACCCGTAAGAAAAAAAATCACCCATTTTCATGCGTAATCCCTTATCGATGAGGTCTTGCGTGTGGATTCTAGCTTCAATAGAATGAAACTTCTCGCTGCTGAACTTGTTGGTTTTTATCTCACCTGGTGACCACTCCACCAGTGCATCGACCTCCAGCGGAGGGTCAAAAATCTTCTCGGTAGACTCTTCGTACACGTCGTGCACTTGGGTGACGTCGGTCCTAACCGCGTAATAGTATATCTTCTGACCAATGACATCTTTGATGACTTCCTTGGTAAGATCACTGATCAGGTCAAGCTCCCTGGGAGTTATGAAGAGACGTGCCATGAATTATCCGATGGTGATCACGCGGCCCATCGGGACCGGGATCGACTTGAGAATCTTTTGCACATTATCGACCTCAGAAGCCTTTGTCTCAATGAGCTTATTGTATGTCATAGAGTCGAGCATCTCTTTCAGATCAGTCCTCAGCTTATCCTTCTCCTCCTTGCCCGACGACTTGAGATCGCTTCCATCAAGCTGAAGTTCACCACCCGGAATCGGAACGGAATTGAACTTGGAGCGTATCATTCCAAGCAACTCTTTGCAGAGTGCAAGCGTGTACTGACGAACCCACTGACGTGCGAGAGAATTCACCCTGGAGTAGATAAAATTACCATACGGAACGTTAGCAAGGTTAGAAACGCCGCCGATCGAGTTGTCCGTAATTGCAGGGTTCAGCGGGTTGGATTCGAAACCGACACGAACCCATAGCTTCAACGGGTTCTCAGCAGTTGGAGACGGAAAGATTCTAAGCTTGGTTCCGGTTACACGATAGCTGTAATTTGAACGTCGAACGCGGTTCGAGATGTTCATCTGTCCACCGCGAAGAATGTCCTCAAATACGGGTAGGACGTAGAAAACGGTCTCAGGCGTGAATGACTCGAACGAGAACTCATTGTTGAGGTAGTTGATTGCGGACGTTGTATCGAAGAATCTATAGGCGGCCGAAGGATTGAAATGCATGATCTCGAAGATTCTCATCTTCCTACGCTCTGGGTTGAGAGACGAGCTCACAACCGGAGTACCCGTGGAAGGATCGAGAAGCTCAGTGTAAAGATCGTAATCCTGCACGTTCTGACGAAGTTGTATCGATCCCGAGACAGAGTTGTACGTACCTCCGAGACCTGCCTCAACGGCGTATGGCTCAGCAAGACGAATGATGTAGTTGAGGGTGTCACGAGGAAGCTTCTGTGTCGCCTCGTCGAGACTACCCGTCTGCATGCCTAGTAACGAAAGAAGTTGGCTTCTAGCCTGGTATTGATTAACTATAGAGCCATACTCGAGAAAAGCTTCCTCGAAGCATGCCCAGATTTGCTTCTTGGTAAGTTCGACCGATAGTATGTCATCACCAAGGCGTCGCTTGACGAAAGTTACCATCGCGTCCGCTTCAGTTTGAAACGAAGAATCGGAATCGAAGAAGCCGAACGGAGTCGGATTGAGTGTGGACGTGAAAGTTGACATTTTCGCCTCTGCTCATAAATAGGAACGAACGACATGAAGCCGTCCCTACTTTGAGAGAGTCTCTTATTTAGTGTGATCGACTCTCAAATTCGACGCTTTTTAATCGATTCCAGCAGAACTGCTAGCACGCTCGAACGGCGTAGGGAATCCTGAACATCGCCGTACTCGCCTGTGATGATACTCCAGTATTTGTCCTTCATCTCCTGGCTCAGGCTCTGCGGCACGTATCGATCGAATGAGCTCTTGTCTTTCGACACTAGAAACTCGCGCATTCTGGTTCCTGATATTTGAACAGTATCTGATCTTGGAACACCGATCTGCTGCAGTTTGGCGATCGCTTTCGGATCTTTGATTCTCTCAGCCATCTTCTTTGCAGAGTATTTACCCTGCGCGTCCTCAGCGTCAGAGTAGAAGACGAACTTGCTAACGACGTCCTTCAATTGTCTCATCTTGTCGATGGCTATATCGAGGGGTGATTCGGACGTAATGATAAGGGTCGCGTTGGGGTAATCACGATGGAACTGCGGCTCAAGCACAACTTTCCACGCATCTATCATCACACCCGATGGGATCTCGTCTCTTCCCGTGGTCGAAGTGATGATGAGGGCCTCATCACATTCCCTGGCGACGCGACCTATCATCTGCCAGTGACCCTCATGAACCGGTTTTCCAGCGAGGACAAAGATACCGATGCTGATACCATTCTGCGTTCCGATTTCCAAGCGTCTCATTACCTGGGACTTGACAGTTAAGAATAGATCCTCCTGACGTTGGATGAGAGACTTTGGATGAATCAGCGCGCCTAAACGATTCGCGATCGCAGCGTCGAAGTAACACTCCTGATGAATATCCTCGAGTGTTTTATCAAATTCAACCTCCGGAACATTGCGACGTTGCTGTGGAGCATGCTCAGCTGATATCTCGGAGGCTAGCCCTACTATCCCATTCCAGTATGCCTGCTCTGCCTCCTGCGTTTCCGCTCGGTATTTCTTCTTGATGGAGACACGATGCTCAACGTCGTGCTGGTCATAGCGAAGAGCTTTATAGAGAGCGCCGGTCGCTGACGTGCTGAAAACCGAGCCCTCTGCAGCTGGATACTCACCCTCAGCCGAGACGTCAGCATCGGTTGATAAAGTCGTTTGGAAATCTGAGAATAACGCGTAGATTGTGTCGACAATTTTAAGTGGTTTGTCAGGACCACTGTCTTCGTACGCAGCTTTTAACTTGTCAAAAAGCTTCACGTATCGATTCTGAATCATCCTGTTCTTTATTCCATCCCTGAGCCGTTCAAGGCTCGAGAGACCTCCCTCGAATAGGACGGGATATGTGTTAACTCCCAATGCACGCGCGTATGCTGTGAGATTCGGTTGACCTTCTTCCGGAGTGATGTCGGTCACGAGATGTGTTCCGGTCGCCTTGTACCTTGATCTTCCGTACATGGTGAGGAAGATGCCGTGCTTTTGTGGGTACTCACGACTGATGGTCGGCTTGCGCTGCACGAACTCGAGGAAGAACTCAGTTCCTGGCGGGATTGACTCGGTATTTGGATGAACCCGCGCCATGTGGGAGTGAATCAGCGAGTACTGTGCGGTTCCACTTGAGCTTGCGCGAACCTCCTCCTCACGTGATGCAAGGCCGCGGGCTTCACCCGGGTAGATGATGTTTCCCTTGTAGGCGATGTACCAGTTCTTCGCGTAATTGTTGGGATCAAACGGGTTATTACGACGTAACAACGTGAGCTTTGTCCCGTCGATCTTCTCAACGATCTTAACGTTAGGATCCTCTAGGAATGCTTGCGCTTTTCTACGATCATTGGCTCTGGCACGATCTGACACGCCATCGCGAACCATCGCCAGCTTAAGATCTTCGATTGATATGTTGGTCGACATCAGCTACCCCAGATCACGGCTTCGATGAGCCTGTTGATTCTTTTCGCACGTGATTCATCGACCCGCGGTTGATCGTCATCCTCCACGAATCCTTCCTGCCCTCTCACTTTATAACGACTGTAGAACCTCTTTTTCAATCCATCAACATCAATAGTGGATGCCTCGACCTCAGGTAGATACTGTCTGAAGGTCTCAAGAACCTTGTCCTTCACACCCATATCCTCCGTTGGGTCGGTAGCCGAGAGCTGTTGCGCGCGATCACCGTAGAAACGATCGACCATCTCCTCATATACCTTCACGATCTCCTGTGGACCGAACCTCTCTTTCATAAGCTGCATTACTCCGAGGAATGAT